TATCTGATACTAAAGAAGACCATCCACCAATCTTTTCTGGTAGGCCATAACGGAAACGTACATTCGTACTATCTATCCAACGGTTTTCAGCACCTTTACTAGTATTTTGTTTATCTATTCCTGGTGCTATCTCAAAATTAATAAGAGACATGTGTTATCTCCTATATAAATGTTTTATAAGTCCAACCTCTAGTTGCATTTGCAAAAACTAATGTAAAAGATTGACCATTGGTTGAAATTACTAAATTAGATGTTCCTGAATTAATTTTAGAACTATTTCTAGCTATAGTTAAATTATTAGAACCAAAAGTACCTTTTCCATCTATAAAGCTAACTTCGTTTCCTATACTAGGACTTGCAGGTAAAGTAATAGTAACTGCAGTAGAACTTGTGTCCACTATAACTTGATCATCAGCAACTGCTGTGTAAGCAGTAGTGGTTGATACATACCCTTTTTGTATCATAGCTTTATTAACATTTGTTCCGTCTGAATATAATAAAGTAGTAGAACCTCTAGCTAAAGTAACCCCGGTCCCCGATGCGGTTTTAAAGGTTAATGTAAAGTGGCTCGAGCTTCTAACTGTAGTGTCAATAACTAACCAAGTTTTTTCTACTGAGTCTGGAACAGTAACATTTCTATTCGCAGCTAGAGTTCCTGATAAAAGAATAACTGCATTACGGCCATTGGATGATGCTCCGTCTGCTACAGTAGTTGTTATATCTGCATTAGTTACAGCAATAGCAATATAACCTCCCACAGCTTCTTGAATAAGATCTAAATTAGTATTTGTAACTGTACCCCAAAGCCCAGCTTTTTCGCCAGTAGTCATTTTTTCTAGCTTTAATGATGATGAATATGATGATGACATGTGTTCTCCTATTTTATCCTATGTTTCTACATTTGTCCATGTTTGACTTGCCCCTGTAGCAATATCATTCCAAGTAATAACACCTGGGCCATTAACAGAAGATGTTATAAGATTAGTTGTAGGTAATACAACAGCTTTTGCAATGATACCAGCTAAAGATGCTAGTGAAACAGTAGAAACATTTGTAGTTACTGCTACATTTGCAACAGCAATTGTATCATAATCCCCTAAACTAATTGTTGCTACATTAGTTGTAGTTGTAGCAAATTTAAACTCAGTAGGCTCTCCTGAAAAAGAAAATTGACCAAGACATATTACACCAAACATATTCTATCTTGCCGTTGTAGGCGTTCCTTTACTACTTACAAATGGTGACTCTGCAAAAGCCATGTAAAAGTATGTTTGTGCATTTGTGTTAACTCCACCACCAGTTGAGCGAAATTTAATGCCATTACTTAAAAAATCACATTCATTGTCATCTTGACTTTCTGCAGCAACTAGATGGGGTTTTAGTCTTACATTAATTACATTAAATTCGTTTGCTCTTTTGTTATCATATATTCTCCACTCGTCTTGGTCTGTAGCCTTTACAATTATCCAAGCAGGTTTAAATCCTGTATATAAAAATGCACCATTTACATTTCCTGTACCCTTATAAGTACTTGCTTTTGAATACCCTTGAATATTTGCAAAGCAATATGCTACATAAGTATTACTATCTGCATTTACAGTATTACTATCACCAACACTAAATACAGTAGATGTTGGAGCAGTATCATTAAATCTATTAGAATTATCTACTGTCGCAGCATTAGTATTAAGAACTAAATAGTCTGTTGGGTCTCCATAATAAACTGACCAAGCTACATCTGCTCCTCGATTTTTAAACAGAATAAAAGAGGGAACTGCACCTAACCCATGAGCAATAGTTCCTGCACTTCCTGTACCTGTCCAAGTTACAACGCTAAATCCTGCGTCTGTGTTAGCTTGAATAACTGAATCTATACTTCCTATACTTGTAGAACTTGCATCATTGGTTGCTGTAGTCCCACCATTAGCTGCCCATTGCCATGCTACAAAGGTTTCATTATTACCATTCGTATTTCTTTGATTTGCAGGACCTACTGTAAATCCATTAGCATTAAAAGATATAAGGTCTTTGTCTGATGGACTATTAAATTCTGTATCAACTGCTTCACTACCTGAACTTTTTGCTCTACCTCTTGTACTATCAAATAAAGCATGAGTTGAATCTGCACTTCTTCTTTTTATCCAAATCCAATCAGGTGTTATATCAGCATTTCCTTGACTAGTTACTGCTAGAGTAGAAGCATTACCAGTATAAATTGCTGTCTGAAAATATTCTGATGGGTCGTCTATTGTTGTATATGCCATTTACCCTCCATACTCTGCTAAATTTTTTGTGCATAGTGCAAAGTAACCTGATGGTACTGCAAATTCAAAATCGCCATGTCCATCTGCATCTGCGTTACCACTATCTAGTGCAAACGCAGGATTACCAAAATTAAAATCCATTCTTGTATTGCCGTCATTTTTATTATCTCCACCTGCAAAATAGTAAACTCCATCAACAGTTCCTGATGGTGCTTCAATAGCTACCGCTCCAGTTCCTGTTGAACCTGTTGTTGGGTCACCACTATTTTGAAATGTGCCGTTCTTAGAAAAATATAATTTGTTATTATCTAAATCTAAAGCTATTCCGATAATATCTCCATCATTATAAGAATCACCATATGAAGCACCACCTGTATTATTTGATTTAACATTTCCATTATTTGCTGTGTACCCATAATTAAATTCGTTGAAAGTTAATTTATCATTATTACCTGCTGCTGTACATGGTCTTGATGCTATGCCTATTTCACCTTCATCAGGAATTGTAACTCCTTTGACTTCACAATACCACTTACCTGATGCAACTCCTATGTTTGAAATATTATAAACTGTTGAAGTTCCATTATCAAAATCCACTCTTGTGTTTCCTTCTGATAAAGCAGCAGGATTAAATTGATTTGCTAAAGAATTTATAGTAGCAAAATTATTAGTACAAGTATCTGTGGTTACGTCTATTGCTGCAAGGTTAGTGACTGTAAAATGAAGGTCATTTCCTGATGTATCAGCACCTATACCACTTGAATCTGCACTTGTTCCTGTTCCTTTAAATTCTAAGTGAACTCCGTTTACTCCAAAAGCACCAGTATATGCTGTCGGAATCCAAACTCCAGAATCAGTAAATTCACCAAAATCAGAAGCTTCTTTTTGTCCTTGGTCAATCCAATAAAAATCTGCCATATATCCATCAAAAAATAATCCTTTACCGCCTGTATCTTCATCAGCACCAATTAATAAAGCATCATCATTACCTGCTGTTGTATTCATTGGAAAATCTTGATTTCGTGTTGCATTATTTCTAGTAGCAAAACTAGTTACTTGAACTCCGTTTATATAAAGTTTTTGTCTATCATCAGCAGTTGCAAGAGATGTATCTATACCTAAAACTATATGATACCAAGCTGATGTATCTCTAAGTAATTGGGTAGTTTTTAACCATACTGTATCTCTACCTGCAAATTCTAAATTTCCTGCTGCGATTCTTTTGACAACCAAGTATCCATCATTATCATCTGCACCACTATTATCAAAACCACCAAGAATAGCTACTTCTGTATTATCATTACTAAATTTAACCCAAACAGATAGTGAGCCTTTTATACTTTGACCTGTTGCACTTGGTAATCTTTTTAAATCAGGACTATCCCCATCATTAAACCTAAGAGAGTTATCAATATTAAGATTACCTCTAACAGAATTAGCCCCTAGTATTGTTGGCATATTAAACTACCTTATTTGGAAACTCACCCAGAGGTCTTGAAGTTACAGGAGGGTCAGCATCATTACTTGTATATTCTAATAAAGTTTCTAATGCTGCTACATTAGCACAATTAGCTATAGCTGTTTCCATAGCATTGACTTTTGTTCTAACTGCTGCTCTATAAGTTGTGATTGCACTTGGTACAGAATATCCTGATACCTCTGTAGCTTTAACAACATACCAATCAGTTAATAGCAATAAACTTGCAGCTTGTGTATTAAAGTTTTCTTTATAATTAGTTTTTAAACCTTTTTCCTTAACATCATCTTCAGTACCTAAACCATCTGTTTCATCTTGTGCAGTAAATAAAGTATCTGCTATGGCTTTATCAGACGCTGTTCCATAAGTTACTGTGACTGTATCTGCGTCTGCATCAAATGTATAAGTTTGATTTGTGTTAATATAAAATGTTTGGCTTTTAAAATTAGTATTATCTATTATAACTGTGTAGATACCAATGGCATTTCTTTCTGCCTCTGTCCATAATGTGTAAATAGTTCTTGGATAATTTATAGTTGTATCAACATTTTCACCATCTACTTCAGCAGTAGTTGTTATTGATATTCCTTTATTTCCTTTTGGAAAACTTGTTATACTTCCTGATTCTACTCGTGCAAACATATTACTCCTATGATAAAGTTAAATTTAAATTTCTTCCTACTTCTAAAAACTTAGCACCATTGTATCTATATACAAATAGGTCGCCTTTATTAGCAGTTGTTGTTAATACAGGTGCAATATCTCCAGTATGCTCATATGCAGCATTAAAAGATATTGTTCTTGAACCTGTGCCATCTTGTATAAATAGTATGGATATAAACTGTCCTGTTTGTGGAACAGTCGCAGCACCTAATGTTCTGTTTCCCCCAAGTGTTACTTTTGCTATAGGGGCTGTTGATGCGTTCCAAGCTACAGTAGAGCCATCTGTTAATGCTACTTCGGCATTGTAAGCACCTGTTTTGAACTCTGCGTTCTTAGTGGTTAATATTAATTTATCATCAGGAGTAGCTAATTGACTTGTATCAGCTAGTTTAAATCTAAATTCACTATCAAAGCTACCTGTACCATCAATCATTTCTATAATTCCACTTGTATGTGCTGTTGCCATACGAAGTTTTACACCAGAGCCATCTGAAGAAGAACCTGTTTCTAATAATAAAAGTTCTGTTGTTGAATTATTATCACCTGCTTGAAATACATGTAATGGTGCTGAAGGTGCGGCTACGCCCATTCCAACTCTGTTACTACTGCCATCAACAATAAGCATATTAATATCACCATTAGATTCTACTCTAAAGTCAACATTAGCAGAGTTTTCATTAACAACAACTCCACCTGCACTTTGTAAAACTAAAATACCTGTATCATTTACAACATAAGAGTTTGTACCACCATGGTACAGATTTAAATCTTCTCCATCACCAATAGTTAATCTACCTGTTGCGGAATCTCCAGTAACATCATCTGCATCTGCATCAACATCTAATTTAACAAGTCCACCATTAGTAATATTTGATGCACCATTATCTATATTTCCAAATCCTGCAGCTATAGTACCTGTGCCTAGTGCACCAGTAGTAACAAGACCAGTCATTGTAGTTATTGAATTTTGTGTTGCTGTACTTACTGTACCTCCTAATGATGCGGCAGTTAATAAACCACTACTAGAATTAAATGTTAAATTAGAACCACTCTTAGGTCCTAAATCTCCTGTTGCAGCCGTTGCAAACAATGGAAAACAAGTTGTGTCACTTGATTCATCAGCTACAGTAACAGCAGTACCAACAGAAGCTAGAGCAACTGCTATATTAGCAGATCCATTAAAGCTTGTTCCACCAATATTTCTAGCTGTTGTTAAAGTTGCTGCTGAACCTGTTGTATCTTGGTTAAGTGTACCGACTGTAAAATCTAAAGTGTTATCTGCATCATCATAAGCTACTGTAATGCCTGATTCAGTGTTAGAAGTAACCATAGCACCAACTGTATCTGAAATTGTTTCTGCTAAAGTAACTCCATTAATTGTAATAGCATCTGCTTCAAGAGTACCATCAATATCTGCATTACCAGAAATATCTAAAGTTGCTGCATCTAGTTCGCCTGTTAAAGTAATATTAGTAGCACCTGTAATAGCACCATTTAAAGCAACTGCACCATTAATATCTATTGTTGTAGCTGCTATTTGTATTTCTGAATCAGCTACAATATCTAATTGTCCGTCTGTTGATGAATTAATATAAAGACCTGTATCTCTAAAAAGTAATTTATTTGTGCTATTTAAAGTTAAACCTGTTCCATCAGTATGTGTTAAAGTTGTGTCTGAATCAGCACCAAATTTTAAAACTGAAGAATCAGAACCTAAAACTAAATCATTTGGTAAAGTTACATTGGAACTAGCATCTTCAAAAACTAATTTACTAGCAGGAATTGTACAAAATACATCCTTAGTTCCTGCACTAAAATCTACTGCATTATCACTATTAGAACTAGAAATCACTGTAGTACGTGTAAGATCAGAGCTATCACCATCTAGTGTCCCAAGACCAACTTCAAACTCAACTGCAGTTCTATGAACTATAGCATAATAAGTAGTATTAGAGTTTCCTATTCCAGCTGCAAAAGTTTCAAACTTACTAACAGCACCATCAAGAGCAACAGCTCCTGTGCCTGTAGTAGTTGTAGTCTCTTTGACTCTATCATTTAGTACTAAAGCCATATTTTATTATGCAATCCTTATTATAGATGATGACGCACCCGCTGCAGGAAATTGAATTGTAAAATCTCCGTTAGTAGCAGTTTTAGTTCCTCCAAAATCTAGAACAACAACTAATTTATCTGAGTTTGTATCGTTGTAAATAATAGCACCTACTGCTGATAATGTTACAGATGAAAAAACTTCGTCTGCAAAATCAACATGAGCTACATTACTTGCAACAGCAATAACTTGACTATCTAAAGCTTGTCCACCTGCTGGATAACTTGTACCTGAAGAAGAAACTTCATTAGTAGCCGAGTATGCAGTACTTGATGTGGAATAACCAGAGATGTTTGTATATAAAGCTATTTTAAAACTATTGCCTCCGTTAGCAAAATTGTGTGTGCCAGATAAGAGTTCTGATTTAAATGCATCTGGTATTATATTAGCCATTTTTAGTCTCCTTTTATTTTATTTTTGGTTGTGGTGATTGTATATCTGTACGAACAACACCACTTGTGTATTCGTCTCTGCGTCTTCGACCTTGTTGTTCTGCCGCAAACGTTTGAAGTCCTTCTTGATAAGAACTCTCATACAGTTGTAACATATTATCGGGTCCTTTCAAGTACTTTAGAGTTTCTACCATACAACCATTAATTAGTAAATCTTGAAAATTATTTGATATATAAGTAGTGCTTGAATTTGAAGTTGTAATAGTATCGGGTTGTTTTATGTAGGCCAAAGTGACTGCATAAGCTACATCCGGAGTTGGAGCTACTACCCAATTATCTGAATCCCAATGAGCATAATACTTAGGCGTTGCATTATCATTTGTATTATCAGGGTCTGGAAAATATTCAGCTAAAAAAGAAGCATCTACCTGTTCTAAAAAAAATTGATCTGAAGTTGTAGGATTAGTTAATTGAACATACCTTATAATTCTAGCATCATTTGGAATAGTAACAAATCTATTACCAATAGTTAAATCTGAGGTAGCATAAAATTTAGTGTCATCAGAATCTACTGATCTAAATATTCTATTTTCTACGTTTTTAATAATAACATTTAAAACTGTGTCTGTTAAAACATTACTATCTGTCTCTGAATAATTTCTAATATTTGTTCTTAATGTACTGAGATCCATTGTCATGCTGTGATTGTTGCCGGACCTGCTGATGCATCTCCGCCTCCTCCTTTTATATTTCCTGTTGTTGCTGTGTTTGTATCTACGCTAAAAGTATAACTATCATCATCTACTTTAGTTATTGTATATCCTACAGCTTTATTTAAATTGCTTGCTAAGATACCATCAAATCCTAAAACATTTCTAAAACGAACTGTATCACTACTTGATCTTCCATGATTATTTTCTGTAACTGTTATTGTTGAAGAACTAGCACTTCCTGTTGTAAAAGAATCTTTATTTAATAAAACAGAAACAATAGTTTCTACTCTATCTGGTCTTGAATTTTGTAGGGCTTGTGGATCTCCTGAATGAACTTTAGGTTCTAATTGAGGTTGTTTTGCTTCGTATTCTGTTTTGTGCACAAAAGAACCATTCCATTCTCTTAACATTTCTCTGTAAGGAAATGCAAAACCACTTCTATCGGATATAGCTAATGCATGTTTACCTTTTGCAAAATTACCCATTATTTAAAGCTATAGTTCCTTGGACTAATATAAAGACTTGTTGCTGTAGAATCTTCATTTAATGCTCTTTGTAATTCTTCTTCATATAAAGGTTTTAAAATTTGAATTCTATCAGGAGCTATTTTCATACTTAAATAATATGCAAGACCTGAAATCATACAAGGTATAAAACGAAAAACTACATCTGTTTCATTTGTATAAGCAGTCCCGGCATCTTCTATTCTTTTTAAATAATAAAATTTTAATAAATGAGTTGACCCTGAAAAACTACTACTTGGTGTTTGATATAAAAAAATACTTGGTGAAGTAGTTCTTTCTACATAATATTGACTAGGTGTTCCTTTAGATAATTTAGTTGCAAGAGAAGCATATGTCGATCTATCTATTTTAGTTAAAGAAGTGTCTATAGGTGTTGTACTAGTTGTATTATTTCTAACATAAGCTTCTAAAACTTGATTAACTCCTGTTGGAAAATTTGTACTATCTGTAGTAGCATTATATTCAGCTTGGCCTTCTACCAAAGGCACTGCAGCTAAATCTACTTTCCATAAATGAATTCCTCTATTTCCCCATTCAGAAAATAAAATATTTAAAGATCTTCTTGCACTTTTTAAACTATAGCCTGTTCGTAAACTAATTCCACATCTCTCGTATGCTTCTTGAATTATTTCA